CTTTCAAGTACGTATCTCTTAAATCAGAGTACCCTTGATCGCCTAATTTCAGTAAAACTTGTCTGAAATCAGCTTTAAACTTAGTATCTAATAATTTAATTAGATCCGCAAGGAAGAAGTTGATAGTAGCAGGTTTAAACTGTTTAGTTTTGGTCAAACAGCTCATATCCCGGTATAATACCGCCATTAGCTGAGAAACACCAAAAGTGTTATCTCTCACTCTAACAGGTGAAGATAGCAACATTAAAAGCACGTTAACAATTTTAGAGGGAAGTATCCCTCTAGAAAGTGAACGCGAAATAATACGCCAATCTCGGTATGATACAACACTTCGTACTAGGTTGAAAGGATTATTTCCTTTTACAAAACCTTTCCAAAGCATTCGGTTTACAAATTCTACTTTAGCAGCAATAGAGGTAATACCACTATTGTACTTAGTAAGAGTGTCGGCTCGAGTTATAGACATAACTTCTTTCAAAGAAATAGGTGATATATTAATATCACCCAGAATGTCTTGACTAGCAAATTGGAAGAATCCATTATTCGAGATGTAAGATTTAGGTAAACCTATGGTTATACCATAATCTAAACATACTTGTTGATAACTTTCAGCAACAGCTTTGTCTGCGATAATTATATCATCACCTAAAACAAGGTAATCGATAAAATTAACACGGCCAGAACGTCTAGCTGCTAAGAATACAAGATAATGATGAATTATAGCTAAGGACGACCATGAGGACAATGTCCCCATAGGTTGCCCTCTGGTATAAGTATATAATTTAGTAACGCCAGCATAAGTAAACTTATACTCTCGTTTAACTAAAACATCCATCCAGAGTTGTGCAATATTTTGCCCATTAATAGAACCAAAGAAAGGTTCCATTGCATGGATATAAAGAGGTTGCGGAATCAAATCTGTAGCCGCTTTAAGATCAAAGGAAGCAATGTAAGTATGTCCTTTAGACATAAATGCAGAAACTTTCCCTAACTGATCAAATGTTGCATCTGAAGGATGATGACGCAATATCTTGAACATAGACTTATGAATTGGAGTAAAAACCAATTGAGTCCAGTAATCAGATATAGCAAATATACGAATTTTACCAGCAGCTTCCTCCTTTAGAGATAATTTACCAAGACTTAAATTATTTAAATCTTGTTTCCCTAAAGGACCTTTGTCTTTTAACCCTTGAACTAAATGTTCCATCTGTTGATATATTCTTTTATAACCAAACTTATCGTTCGGAATAAAAGGCATATCAGGACGGAATTTAGGAAGTGACATGTCTCCTTCTTTATCTCCATCATTTGATAGAGCTTTCATAAAAGAAAGGAGACCACGACCACTATCAAATAAGAAATGGGCAAAAGCATCCATATTGGCTCCTCTAAAGGCAACCGAATCATTCGGTCCTGCAGAAAGAACCATAGGATATTTATCCCATTCTACTTGATATGAACATTTAATATCAGTAGGATTAAAAGAACTCCAGAACTCTTCACGAGTGTTATAAACTTCATCCCAATCTTCATGAGTAGGCATACCTTTACGGTATACATTCAAGATATCGGTACCTCCTACATGTAGGAGATCCAAGATATTCGAAAACATAGTTTTCGGAGGTCTTCGGAACGGTGGAGCAGAAATAGTTGATAAATCAGGATCTCCATAGATCCCTTGC